CCGCTTGCCGATGTTCGGCGTGAAGCCCGCGGTTCCCGCCGTTCGAGGCCACGCCCAAAGAAGCCCACGGGCAAACGACGCTACCTCTACGAGATAGCACCCGTCGACCTTCACGTCGGCAAGTATGCGTGGCACGAGGAAACGGGGGCCGACTATGATATCCGAATCGCCGAGCAAGTCTTTACCGACGCGATCGACGATCTCTTGGCCCGTGCCCGCCATCTACCGATCGAGCAAATAGCCTTCGTCGTCGGGAACGATCTACTACAGACCGACACGACGGCCGGCACGACAACGGCCGGTACGATCGTCGATACCGATAGTCGGATCAAGAAGAGCTTCCGTCGTGCGCGCGCGATCAATTCGTGGGCAATTAGGGAGTGCGCCAAGATCGCACCCGTTCGTGTCATCATCGTTCCCGGCAATCACGACGAGTTAATGGCCTTTTGTATCGGCGAAGTGCTGGCTGCCGAGTTCGAGCATGATCGGCGTGTGACGTTCGACGATTCGGTCAAGCCCCGCAAGTATCTGCGCTACGGTACGACGTTGCTCGGTTGGATGCATGGCAATACCGAGAAGACGGCCGATCTGCCGCTCATCATGGCAACCGAGTGCAAGAAAGATTGGGCGGCCACGACTCAGCGCGAGATCCATACGGCGCACTTCCACAAAGCGAAAGAGACGCGGTACACGGCCGGCGATTCGTTCAATGGGGTCAGGGTTCGCATTCTCCCCTCGCTCTGCACGGCCGACGCATGGCACGCTCGGATGGGGTATATCGGCGAGCCGCGTTCGTGTGAAGCCTACCTATGGGACCGCGATCGGGGCTATGCCGGACACTTCTCGTCGAACGTCCTGGCACGATGACCGTTGAGCAACTTGTAGAAATAGTAACGAGCCACGAGGCGCAAGGGCTGGACCTGGCCGTTCTCCGTAGGCCGTGTGGCAAAAAACGCTACAGAACAAATGCTGCAATTCTTCCCGGTCTGAACGGTCGCATCGTAAGTCACGAGCACACCTCACTCACGATCATGTTCAGTGTTCCCGATCTCCGTAGATGGCTCGCGCGGCGAGACGTGGTGATCCCGTATGCGCGTTGACTGGGGCGATATGCCACTCGAGATCACGACCGCACTAGCCCCCTTCGTCAATCGCTACCTCGACCTACTCCCGAGTTGGTGCCATACGCTCGAGATCAGGCTCGAAACCGATCCCGAGGCCGATAGTGACGTCAGCATGGCGGCCAACTATCGCTACCGTGTCGCTCAGATGCGCGTGCTGCCGAACTTTCTGCTCTGTTCCGACTTTGATCGCGAGCAGACGATTGTCCACGAGTTCGCCCATGTACTCGGTGCTCCACTCGTCGACTACATCGATGCGGTCGTGACGCTGCTCAAAAAGAAAGACCCCGACACGGCCGACATGCTGAAGACGCTACAGGAGTCGGGGGAGGAGGCAGCAACCGAAGATTGCGCTCAACTCCTCTGGCGACTGACGGAGGACCGGCGGGCGTGAGGCAACTCCCGCCAATCCCTCGTGTCGTGCGGTTGCCCTGTGGACCGATCAGGGTCGTGTATATGAAAGAACCGACGATCGATGGTAAACGCGTAGCCGGAGCCAACGACTGGGGGAAACGCAGGATTGTACTCGACAACAGCATGGGGCCGACCGCAACGTGGCTGACACTCGAGCACGAGAAGGTACACGCGATCCTGGCCGACGCCGGGATCATCCTACCAAAGAGACACGCCGAAGATGTCTGTAATGCGATAGCCGCGGCCAAGATAGCCGAAATGGTGTCGCCGAAGTCCCGTTCAAGGTAGTCCCATGAAGTATGCAACCGTCGTACTACTCGCCCTCGTCACGGCCTGCGCTTCGGCACCGACGTCGGCAGACCTTACTACGCTCGTCCCGATCACGATTGAGAACAATCGTACCAACGATGTCATCGATCCCCGTTTCCGCCTCGTTGGTAGTGGAAGCCACGACCTCGGGATAGTCGGGGGCATGGGCGGCCGACTCCGTCGCATGATCGATACTCGCTGGTTCGATGCCAATGGCTGTATGACGATCGTAGCGCACTACGTCGGTGGCCGTGACCTGACGTTCGATAGGTTCTGCTGGCGACACGGCGAGAGGATCGATGTGGCACTTGACGACATCTTCAATCCCGTCGCCGCGTGGGCGCACCGATGATCTGGGTGCTCGGGCTGCTGGTATGCTCGAGCCTGCTGCTAGTGTTTGGATTGGCCGCGTTAGGGGCGGTGGAGGTAGTTCGCTGGATCGCGCATCGAGGCAACGATCGCTTCGGCCTGAACGACCATTGCCTTCGTATCGGCCAGTAGTGCCCTGAGACGGGGGAGCGCGTCGTCGACCTCTCCGCATGAGTGCCCCGTTGCGTCGTCCACCGCGCTCGGTGTGTCGTCCCCTTCCCATGTCATCACCTGACGGCCGACCGTCCCGACATGAACGCCCTCGTGGTTCCATGACAGGTTGCAACGGGTGCCTTGGTACTGTAAAGAACAGGACAAACGGTTGAGTAGCGGTGCCTCTCGCGGTGTCCAGTTGTCCTCGACACTGGCGTAACGCGCACAAGCAAACGAGTGAAATCCGCCGAGTTCGGCGCCGCAATCGCAATCGGGTTGGCTCATACGTGTCTGATTACCCAATGTCCGTTAGAGTAGTAGTCGCCCGGCGAGCAAACGAAAACGAACCACCTCGTCCCGTATTGCACTCCAATCTGTGTCAGGTGGCGACGTCGCTGACCCCACCATTCGGCTGCCCATCTGTGCATCTGCCACCACCAGATGCCGCGTAGAACGAGGTGCAGTCCCGGCCATGCCCAGATTTCGTCGTCGTATTCGAACCGACGATAGGCCAGGCGGTGAGTACGGGGTGGTGGCCCGCCGGTAGCCCAGGTCCAGAGGCAAGAAATCCGCATGATCGGCGGATTCATTTCACCAATGCTCGCTTGCGATCCTGCTCTACGACTTCGCGTTCGCCTTCTGTGAGGCTCCCACCCCATCCAGAAAACGTGAACTCCGGCCACTGTCCGGTCAGGTCGTGGAATGCCTGTTGCACCGCTGCGCGCATCGGGAGATCGGATCCCTGCGACAGGGCGCTCTTGTCAATACCGCCGATCGTGCAAGTCCAAATCTTTTCAATCATTTCACTTCCTCGGGTTCGACGATGATCTCGGCGTTTGCCAAGAGCGGCATAGGGTTTGGCATTCTCAACCGCTGCAACCGCTGCGCGGCGTCGATCAGGGCATTGGCGATCTCTTCACCCGAGAGGATCGGGCGGTTGTCTTCGGGCGTGACGGGCTTGTCCATCATGTGTCCGGCTACCCGTCCCAGGTACTGAAGCAGTCGAGCACTCGCCGCGGCGTCACCGGGGATCCCGCGCTTGGCGTACGCAGCCTCACGTCGAACGAGAAGCAAGACGTACTCTTCTTTCGTGAGTCCGGCGGCCGTCTGTATCTTCGCCTGCACGCCGGCAATCGCCTTGACGACACCGGGATGGTAGCGCGCGCGGTGAGCCTTACGCGAGATCGCCTGTAGCCCCTGCTCTTCAATGTCCTTCTCGGTGAGAGCGAAGCCAAAGATGTAACTATCTACGGCGTTGAGATACGAATGCGACGTCGGATCGGCGAACGCGAGCGCAAACGCGCGGAGTTTCTTCTTACGGTCGGGGTCCATGTTGCTCATCGGTCGAACATCTCTTGCGCCGGATTGTCTATGTTGGGATGCGGGTCAAAATCCTCGTCCTCGTCGCCCTCATCGTCCCAACCCCTACCGCTCTCCTCGCAGTCGTGCATACAATCGTCTGCCGCCAGATCGTTCCATGTGTCTTCCATATCACACGAACAGGCCGAACCGCACTCGGGGCATTCGTGCATTAGCGCGGCACGATCTCGAGCAGCGGCCGCACATATCCCGGCTCGTCTTCGAACCTATCCTCGCCGGGGATGTACGCTACCGGGAGCGGAAAGGCCGGATTCTCGCTCGACGGTGGCGTTCTGTCCTCGTCGGGAATGACGGGCGCATCTATCACGTCCGGCCATGCCGTACCTCTTGCCTCGGCGTCGGACAGACCACTCCCAGCAAGTTCGCGATAGAGGGCAACCCTCTCCTCTTCGGTCGTTGGTGCGGGCTCGTCGATCACGGGCTCGGGCGGCTTCTCGGCCACTTCGACATTGACCTTCAGCGCCCCGCCCTCGAGAAGGAGCAGAACGAATGCCTTCTCGTTCATCTTCAGAATCTCGTCGAGTTGACGGCGCAGCTGGCTTCGAACCTGACCGGCCAGAAACTCGTATCGGCGTTTCGTTTCGCGTTCCTGGCGTTTCGTTGCTTGAACCGCGCGTCTCTCGATGTCTGTGGGGGTGCTCATGCAGTAGCCCTCGTGAAGTCGAGGTAATACTTTTCGCCTGGCTTAATCGCCCCGAACAACACTGGATTGGCAATCTGGATTACCGCACTGCCGGACGGGCTGAACTTGGCGAACGTGTTGTCCTCGTCCGATCCGTCGGCGGGATAACCGCCGGACTTCGAAACACAAAACAACTCCACCTTTTCGCCATTCGTGGTCAGCGTGACCTGATTGACGATCATCTTTGCTCTCATTGTCGGCATTATTTCGCTCCTCGGGGTAGTGGTGCGCCTGCGGCCTCGAGCTCTTCTTGTAAGAGCGCAAGGCAACGCCAGGCGGCCTTCGTTGTGTGCGAGATACCGTCTTCGGGATCGATCTTGCCACGGTCGACGAGATGACGGAGGATACAGTCGGCGTGATCCATCGACTTGCCCCGTGCCCAGTGCAGTTCTTCGCCGGGGTTGTGCTTGTCGTTGCCCGCGCGCGAGAGATCAGCAACCGCGGCCAGGGCGGCCGGGAAGTAGTCGAGCAAGCCGCGGACGAGAGGGATGTTCTTACGCCCCATCGAACTAACAGGCAGCGCACTCGTGCGCGCACCCTCTCGGGGCATATCCATCCCGGTCATTACCGCATCCCATTCTTTACACGAACGGCAGGGAGTCTCCTTTGTGCAGAGCGGGCGACCCGTTCCTGGTGGAACCCACTCGCTCTGAGGTGCGGCCTTGAACATCGTTGCGGGAGTGGGAACGGTTGCACCGCACTCACATCGACAAAAGCCGTTTATTCCGCAGGCAGCGAAACTGGGGCTACAGCACTTATGTTCGTGCTTGCTCATACGGATTCCACCCAGACGGGGTAGCACAGCACTTCGGGAGGTTCGATCTCGACCATCAGGATCGCGTCGTAGACCTTGAGCCCCAGACCTTGAGCGATCAATAGTTCTTTCGTTGCGCCCGTCGATTGTTGCCAGTTCGGTAGAAGCGCAATCGCTTCGACATCCAGCAATGAATAGAGATCGGCTCGAAAGTATTCGGCGAGCGGTCGTGTCGTGTCACCACCGAAATGTTCGGCCGGATTTTCTACGTAGTGTCCCGCTGCACGCCATTCCTTCGCCGCGTCGTGAAAGGCGGGATAGTTGAAGGATGGAGGGCCGATGGAGGCCATAGGACCGCTCAGATAGCAACGCATTGTTGTTTTCTCTCCTCGTATCTTTTGAGATAGTCCGCCAATTCTTGAGCATGACAGCCAAGTAGTCCTTCGGCGCGATTGCAATTACTGCACAACAGGCCGCGTACACAGTTGCCACAATTGCGACCTGGCGGACAACAGCTCCAATCGTGGTCGACACAAAACGATTGCGGCCCATACGAGTTTTGGCCGGGATCGGTTGTTCCACATACCGCACACTTGCCATCCTGTGCGAGCAACAGGGCGTCGTAAAATTCTGGCGTGATGCCTCTGTAGTGCAGATTCATGCGCCGCACATCGGCCTTTCCCTCTGGCGTCTTGCGTCGCGCACGTTGATGTGCAGCCAGATAGCTTTTCTCATCTGGGTAATCGGCCCGCTCGACCCCGTATTTCGATGGATGGCGGTTCATATCACAGCCATGCCGACCATCTCGGCCTTTCTGATCTCACCCATCCAGGTCGTTGCTATCACCTGTGCTCCGTACCGTGAGAGTTGGAGGTTGTCCTGATCGGACCACGCCTCGGGCTCGGCCAGATGTTCGGTGACGTCGGCCACGACGAAGCCCGGACCATCGGACGCATAGGCCGTCGCGTACTCAATTAGTTGCTCGTTGAAGAGCGGTACGGCGAACGAGGGGAAGCGCGACAATCGGTGATTCGGGAAGTAGCCCACCCCCAACGTCGGATCGGGAACCGTGGTGCCGATGATGAGGGCGCCGGGGAGCAACCGTTTGATCGCGCGAACGAGACGCCGATAAGACGTGACGAGCTCGTGAATTCCGTAATTAAGGGCGTCGGTATAGTGATCGTGCCCCATGATTACGAGGTCTTCGAGTCCGACCGTCAGCGTTACGATAGTCTCGCCCTTCGACGGCAGGATCGGGTGTATACCGTTCCGCCACGTCGTACTGAGCGGTGCTCGTTCGCAGGCCAGATTCTTGAAGCGTTGACAGCCGTGATTACGGGCGAGCTCGGACGCCAGGATCGAGGCAGGACCGGGCGGCATGGGCGACTCGGCGATCAGCGGATCCATCGACAGTCCGTCGCCCAGTGCGTAGTAGGCTTCGATCATGATACCTGGACGTACAGGTTGAACCAACCCGTTCCCTTGCCATCGTCGTCAAGGTCTTGCGTGAGACGCAACAGGCCAGATTCAATCGACCTGGAATCGGTGCCCTTCATTTCCTCGAACCATCGCGTAGCGCTTTCCTCCGCGTGACGGTCTGATGGGTCAGGCCCCAACTGATGTCCAACCGTAACAAGAACATCAATCAAGACCTGCGCGTTACGCGCCGCCTTCTGGACTTCGGCTAGAGTTCTCATGCCACGGCCGCCGATTGAGGCATCGCCAGGGTGACGGTCTTCCCCGTCACCGGATCGATCAGCGATGGCAGCTTCTCGATCAGGCGCCATGTCAGCATCACATCGCGCATACAGTAATCGATCACCGCACCCCGATTGCCGCGCTGCCATTCGACGGGGGCAAGATCGCCGTGCATCGATTTCTGGGCGCCGAGGTTGGCGTTCGCCAGATCGTCGAGCCGACGACCGCCCTTCGTTACGCCGAACGTGAAGGCTCGGGGCTCGCCCACGGCCGCACGCATCTCGTAACAGAGGTCGTACGAGTCGCCGACGGTGATACCGTTGGCGGCAAGGAGCGGATCGTCGAAGCCCTGATTATTGAAGCCGGCGACCGTTCGTCCCTCGATCAGCTTACCGAACTCGGGCAGGTTGTCAGCGAGGAAGATTCGGGGATGCCCTTCGCGCGTATCGAACGCACAGAGTACCGAGATCCCCATGCCCACCCGATCATTCCACCCGCCACAGTACTCGAGGGTCGGGTCGTTCGCCTTCTTGCGGTCGGGGATGCACTTCACGATCTCGATGTCGTAAACTACAATGTCGTGGTTTGTCATACCGAGATCGTGCTGTTCTGGATCGTTGTGTGCGAAGTGTCGGAGATAGTCTTGCCGAGTTGGGCGACGATGGCTCCGGCGATTTCGGTACGCCCCTGCTTGATCGCTTCGGGTAGGTTCTTCCCGAGGATCGCGATTGCTTCCTTCTGGACCGTATTGGGTGTCCACGATCCGCCAATCTGAACGCCGATCCTACTGCCGAGCGCGTCCCTAATTCGTCCCATAATTTTCTCAGTGTGAGGTTGTGCCCTATAGACGATTCATGGGCAGAAAGGTCACACGACGCCGTAGCGGTGCTCGTTTATCAGTTTGCCCGTCGCCTTGTTGAACGGCACCTTGAAGAGCACGGTCGAGGGTGCGATACGGAAGTTGGCCGGGGCGAGATAGATGTTCTCCTCGTCAACCCCCATCACGGCTTCCTTCGGTTTCTTCTCGTGGGCGAACAATCGGCCGCCATCGGGCTTCGTGATCGGCCGGAGCGTACCATCTGGCATCGGATCACAGGCGACGAGCGGCTTGTAGCAAAAGAAGCTGCCGTCGATCTCTTCTCCGATCTTCGAAGTCTCGCGATAGCTCGACTCGTCGGGCTGATCGTGGACTGAGCCCTGCTTGAGTTGCGAGAGGGCGATAATCTTGACCTTGTTCGTCATCGCGAAGTTCTTGAGATCGCGTACGAAGTTGCCGACGGGGATCCGTAGGTCGGAGTCTTTCGATTCGCCGTAGTCGAAGCGATGGAGGTGGTCGAGGACAAACCAGGTACAGCCTTCGGCCAGATAGCGCGACATGGCACGCAGGCAGCGTTCGGGGGTCAAGTGAGCGCGGTCGTTGACTATCAGGTTCTCGTTCTTCTGTAGGTGTCCCATCGCCACGCCGAACGCACGCTCCTGTTCGGGGGTCATCGTGCCGCGGTAGAACGCCGTGACGGCGACGCCCGACGCCATACAGGCCAGATTCACCCACTGTTCGAGTGACGACATCTCGAGCGAGAAGACGACGCCCTTCTCGGTGCGGGACCAGTGGCCATAGAAGTTGCGAACGACAGTCGACTTCCCGGCCTTCTGGCGGCCCCCTATCACGAATAGGTTGCCCGAGCGGATCGGCAGTACCTCACGGTCGATCTTCTCGATCCCGAACGTCAGACCGACGTACTTGCCCCGGTCGGCGTAGTAATCGACGACCTCGATCGTCTGTTTCTTCCGGTCGTCGAATACACGATCGTTCCGGGCCGACGACTGAAGAGCAATCATCCGCTCTTCGACTCGGCGTTCGATCTTGGCTGTGGGCTTACCGAGCGTCAGAGCGAGTGCCGCGCCCGTGATGATCTGCTTGAACCGTTCGGCATAACTCCATTCCTTGAACGCCGCGACGAGTGCTATCGTTCCGACCATATAATCCTCGTCGGCACCGATCTCGTAGGTAATGATCGTGTCGTAGAGCTCGAGCAGTGCGGGCGTGCCGTCGGTTCTGAGTCGGACACCGACCGAGACAGGGTCGGTGGCTTTGCCCGTCGAAGCGAGTGAGGCAAGCAGAACAAAGAACGCACGCGCCGTGTCGGTAATGAAGTCGTCGGGTACGAGCTGATCGGCGAGGTACACGGCATCGTCGTCGTCGAATAGCATCCTGACGAGAACGGCCAGCTCGAGCTGGCCGTCGTTGTCCTTCTCGGGTTTGAGGGCGGGAGCGGTCATAGCCGCCCCGTTCGCCACGCGCGCTTGCATACATAGCATCTCCGTGTGCCATTCGTCGCCACGGTATATTCGTGCCCTTTCGGACAACGCTCTTGCCATCTTCCCATCAAATTCTCTCGGCCTTTCGCAATCATATCGGCGACGTTTTCTGCTTGGGTGCCGAGAAAGAGATGGGCCGGGTTAACACACGGCGGGTTATCGCACGAATGAAGAACCTTTAGTCCTTCGGGAATGGGACCGTTGACGAGCTCCCACGAATAACGGTGCGCCAATATCAGGGGATGTTTCCATCTGAGATTGAATCTTCCGTAGCCCTGTTTCAGGCCAGAGGCAGTCCAAAGCCAGCAGGGAGTCCCGAGGCGTGGGTGAATTGGACCGTTTTTGTTAACTTTTTCCCAGAACCGAAGGACCGGATCACGTCGGGCCACCCTTAGACCACGCGGCCCATAGTTGCCGGACGTGGCCCCTTTAGCTCCACTTCGGGCTGAGCATCTGCGGCATATCGACCGTGAGTGGATGCGAACCTACTCACGGAGCAATACTGGACGGGGGTCGATCTCAAGTACCATTGAAATCGGACAGCAGTCTCTTCGGCTCCAATCGCCTTGACTACAGGAGCGAGCGCGCGCGCGGCCTGACCGGGCGACATTTCGCCTCCACAGATGTCACGCCAGATGTCGAGGAACGGGGTGAGCCAAGTCGCATGAGACACTAGTGCGAGCCGCCGTAGTGCCTGACCGGAGCAAATATCTTGAGTTTGTAGTTCGCCTTGACGTACACTTCCAACTCGTCGACCTGGGCTGTTCGCGCCATTCCGATCATCAGTGCTTCTAATGCCGCGATGTTGCTTGCCTGCGTCTTGATCTTCGCCTCGAGCTCGTCGACGATCGCCAACAGTTGCTCGTCGGTGACGGGCTTGGGCTTCTTCGGCTTACAGTCGGCCTTGCGCTGACGGCGAAGATTGCCGATCGGAGTGCCGAATGCTTCGAAGAGGGCAGACGGATAGTCGCCGAAAAGGCTCGTTTTTGTTGTTGCCATTGGTAGCTCCGTTCCTGTGATGAATTTCCACTGCCTGTCCACAAAACCACACTCAGACACGCCTGATCTCCCACGCTGTCCAGACTTTCTTTTTGTACTGTGCCAGCACGAACCTAAAGAACGGGAACATCGTGGCTGCGGCCTTGAGTTTGACACGGGCGTCCTCGCGAATGAACGCGCCCTTCGTCTCGTATATCTCGATCATGCCGTCGAGCAAAATGACAAAGAAGTCGGGGGTGTAGCGACAGTCGTCGCCGAGCTTGAACGTCACACGCTCGTACATCCAGTCGTGGATCTCGCCCCGACGTTTCCGGGCCTCGAGACTTATCGCCCACATCTTTTCGGTCTTGTTCATCCCCGCGAAGAGATCGGGGAGGGTGGCCTTGCCGATCACAGCCCGTCTTTCGCCATCTCGGAGAAGAGGAGGCAGGCGAGAATGCGTCCGCCGCGCTCCTCAATCCCGTTCTTCATATACGCGGGACCGTAACCCAAGGGGAGCGCCATTTCGACGCGGTCTACCATTTTCCTGCGTAGCGTCAGTGGCAATGCCGCGATGCGCCGATTGCGGTAGTTACGTGCAATGCCCGAATACTTGAGGTCGAGGCACAGATACTCGGTTGCTGTGCGCCTCGCGTCGTACTCTTCGGCGACAGTAAGCCATGCCTCGGCTTCCTGCGTACGCTGTGCTTTGTTCATGGCTCCGACTCCTCGTCGTATAGATCGTGCGTGGGCAGTCCGTCGTCGGGCCGGTTCTTCTCGGCCTCTTCCTCGGCCTCGATCTCGTCGACTAAATCGGCGATCTCGGGCTCATCTCTGAATCGATTGTCTTTCCATTGGCGTAGCGTCTGTCGTCCCTCGGGATTCATTGTACTTAACAGACGATTCGTGGGCCGAAAGGTCACACAATCGTTCGGCGCCACGGTAGATGCCGAGCTCGCCGACGAACTCGGTCCAGTTGACGAGCGAGCGGCAGAAGGCGTGTTTGCGCTTGTTGATCGCGAAGACGGCCCGATCGCTCATTCGGCCCGTGATACCGAAGCGGTGAGGAGGGATGCCAACCTCGCCGAAACACGTCTCGAAGTGGCCGATGAAGTCGCACGGGATCGCCGCCTCACGAGAGTTGTAGTATTCGAATCGGTAATAGCGGCCGGCGCCAAGGCCGTGAGTGTTGATCGAGAGGGCGAGCTTGTCGAACGCCAGAGCGGGGAGGGTAATCATGGTTTCTCCTGTGCGATTTCGGCCCGTAGGCGCGTTAGAAACATCTCAAGGCCCGCGAGAACTTCTGGCTCCAGAATGATGACGTTGGTGATTTTGTATCCGTCTTCGGTCGTTAACCGGACACCGCCAGGCCACTCCCATTCTTCCGCGTACACACCGTCACCGATATAGGCTTTTTTCATCGGACTAAATGCCCCCTCCCTGCGTCTTTAAGGTCTTGCCGATCGCGGTCTTCCTGCGATTCGCGTCCTTCCCAATGCTGACGGAACCAGTGTTCCTGTTGGGCCACGCCACGGCGTTCGATCTCGTTCTCGACAAGGTCAGTCAGGCACTCGCAGCAGGCTTCCCCGGCCTCGAGCACGATGGTAGTTTGCTCGGATTGAAATTCGGCGCACAAAACACAGCGCGGGATCATATTGAAAGCACGACGAGGATCGCGATGACAATGGCCGCCGCCAACAGCACGCGAAGACGTGGGAACGGAAGCGGGAGCTTTTTGGCAGGATAGGGGCGCTTCGGGGCATCTTCTGGCCCAAACACATCCCGCGTAAGTGGCGTATCTCTATGTACCTGAAGCCCGGCATCTGATAACCGATAGTGACTACGGATCAGAAGGTTGGGGGTTCGAGTCCCTCCGGGCGCGTCGTTGTGCTGCAATGGGTTAGTTCTCATAGCGTCACTTTCCTGATGTTGGCGATGTGGGAGGGATGCGGTTGGGGTGGTGTTCGGTGATGGCCGCTGCTGCGTGCCAAACGACCGTGCGGTATCTGTGAAGCGCTTGGATTGCCCCGTCGACCGTCTCACTGGCCGACTCGGTCGACGGCGGCCCTTCGTAGTTGTAGAGCCAGGCGCGGAGTCTTCGCAATTCAAACTCGGAACTTGCCCATGCGGGATCGACAATCCGTCGGTTTTCGTTCTCGTCCATTGCTTCTCCCTCGTAGATAAATGTAGGACCGAACGGCCAATTCACTTCTCCTCCGCCGGTAATCCATACATCGCCCTCAAAAATCTCGACCTCGGCTCGTAGCCGGGCTTGGGTTTGATCGCCGGCGTGCCGATGCGATCGAGTCGCTTGCACTCGGCGAGAAGAGCGGATTGCTCGAAGTCGCCATTCTCGCCCGACCACGCGGCGCGGCAGGCGCTCTCCCAGGGGCCGATCATTTGCCGGTCCTGAGAACAACGGGCACTCGTCGGCGCATCTGGGCACCGATCGTGAGGAACGGACGAAACTGATCGGCCCGCACCCAGAAGCCCTCAGCGAAACGGAGGCGAGTGCGACCAGTGATCGGAGCGGGCTGGTAAGGGTCTACACGGCCCCGGCTTTCACGCCACGCATAGAGCATGTAGCGTCGGGTGACATAGCAGACATCATCGGCCGTGAACATATCGGTGGCGGGATCATAGCGCACCTCACGCCGTCCGACGGACGTTAGCACCGGGATAACAACCGAGCGTCCCATCAACGTATAGTTCACGACATCAACTCGAATCGCGGCTTCGTCGAGGAAACAACGGCAGCCATCGGTATCGCCTCGGGGTTAACGTGCTGCGTGAGTTTGAGCGAGTCGCCGGCGATAAACTCGTTCACGTCGACCCACTCGTAGAGGTCGGTTACGGTGCGCGCGCCGTGCCCCAGATACAGCTTACGGCGGGTGCGTGGGATTGCCGCGGCCTCGAGCCATGTTGCGTAGCTTCGGCGCAGGTCGTACACACCCATCCGGCCGAAGTCGGCGTTTGCAAGAGCCAATCGGAACGCGACTAATGTGCCGATGGGTTTGCACAGGGCAACGCCCCGGATGAGTGGTACGAACCTATCGCGACCGTCGCGCTTCTTGCCGTGGATCCTGACCCTGTCGCCCTCGATCTTCCAACCGTCGAGCCAGTACTCTTTCGGACCCATGCCGGTGCTCGCCATCGACCAGGCGATGTTCGCATAGTTCGGGTGCATCCGTGCCGTGATCGTTCGGAGCTCGTCGGGAGTCTTGGGATAGTGCGGTCGCTTGTTCCGAACGACGAGAGGATCGACGCCGGCGACATCGTTCCATAGCGAGTGATGGCGGCGAAACTTGGCGCGCAGGAACCCGAGTGCCGTCGAGCGGCAGAGATTGAACATCCGCGGCTTCTCGCGCATCGTCATCTTGAGCTGACCGATAATATCGGGAAGGTCGCTGATAGGCGAGTGCGAGTTACCGACGCGCGCGATATGACGGACACACGAGCGCATCGTCTTCTTGTACGTGTCGCTGACGTCGTGAACGTCGATCCAGTCGAGCATCGATTGGATTAGAGGCTCGAGCCCGGCGGCTGTTGGCAGAGCGTTCAGACCTTCATTGCAGTATGCGTGGAACACGACGATGGGCGCGAGCCCTGAACGGTGGCGCGACTCGAAGTATTGCTTGATCGCCTTCAGGATGTCGGGACGGCCACGGTCGTACAGCTCGTCGAGCATGACGACCATTCGGTCGTACGTCTTGGGGTCGGACGTACCCGACGGGCCACGGATGCGACCGATTCCGCCAAAGCATTTGTCGAGTATCCCGCTTCCCTTGCCGCGCCTATACACGAGCCGGAGCGCGTGTATTCCATTTCTCCACGGCCTCTCTTACTGATTCGCCCGTTACCATCGGCGCGACATCGCACTCTTCGTTGTCGCAACTCACCATTCGCTTGTTCGGCCCACCGCCATGCCAACGCTCCATCAACGGGTCCGAGCCGCAGAAGGGACATTGTAGTGCGCCTCTCGGTATAGTTCTGGCACCGCTCATTCCTTCCTCCGCTCTACATGAGCCAACAGATCACGAAACAGAATGCGACGCAGCTTGCCGCGTGTCGGGCGACTCCACGACAAACGCATCCGTTCGACCGTGCGCGGTGCGACATCGAACCATGCAACGACCTGCTCGAAACTGAGCAAATCAGTTGGATGATAGGACTGGTGTATAGTCGAGTCTATGGATTTCTGCATGGTGTTTGCGGCAGAGCCAGCGTACTTCGAGTGGCTTGGAATAATCGTCGTGGTGCCCTTCCGACTTTGGATCGCCGCAGACCTCACAGGGCTCTCGAATCAATGCGCCGGACTTGACGGCCCTGTAAACGGCTACGTGTGCTCGGTGCTCCACGGGATGTCTGACGATCCATCGGTTATTGCTCAGTTCGGGGTTGTAGTGTGACGTGCCAGCATACAGACGATAGTATTTGTCGCGTCCGCGCTTGCGTTCGGCCTGCCGTATTTCGGGCGTGGCCGTCGCAAGTCGATGGCGGTCGGCTGACCGACAGGGTGTACAGCGCGGTATGATTCTGCCGCCCTCCATATGCCCTGTCATTTCTTCTCCGCATCTGGGACAGTCTCTCATCAAAAAGGAAGAGAATCCTCGCCCTCGTCCACGAGTGCGGACGGAAACGAATTTGGATCCTCGGGAGCCTTTGGCTGTATGGCCGCGGCTTGGACGGTGGCCCAATAGTCAGCGCGGGTGTAGTTCTCTGCCACCATTTTCGGCGTTCCCCTCGGAAGTGGGCTGACGCTCAAAATGTTTGCAAAGATTTTATCTCCCGTCTTCGACGGCTTATGTTCGATTACGAGAAAGCCGTTCAGTCCGTCGAGCCCGGCGAGATTGATGCCCGTTTTTGTTTCGTCGGCGGTCAGACTCTTCCCCCTCCACTGTCCCAGAAACTTGACGAGGTTCGACTTGGCGCCGACCGAGAGCGTGAAGCGTTGGGCGAGCTCGAACCGTTTGCCGGTATCGGGGTTCGGCTCGTCGATCTGGAACACGAAAGCATACTTCTCCTCGACCTTGCCGCCGTAGGCTGCGTTGGCGTGCAGTCCCAGGTCGATACCATCGACGCATACGAACTGGAACTGACCCTCGGGCGGGAGGGTGTAGGGTTTGGCCTTTGCTGTCGCTGCGTCCACTGTGATTTCTCTCTGTTAAAGGTTGTACCTTACAGACGATTCGTGTGCAGAAAGGTCACACGTTTTCACTTGGCTGGCTCCTTCGGGAGAGCGGAAAACGTCTGGATAAATCCGGTCTGACAATGAGGGCAGAGGCACCACGCTAGGACGGGATGCATTTCCAGTTCTCCTACATACGCTTCGACAGCTTCACGGGCGGCGAGTCGGCGCTCTGCCCTCCATCCATCCGGCCAAGCGTTGAACTCCTGAATCTTCGCAGCATATGTATCCAGCAAGTCTTTCAGGGGTGCGTTGGTGATTGAAGAGTCAGTCATCGGACAACTGCTCCACCTACCGCGACTATGGTGTGAGAACCATCCTCGTTGTCTGGATGGTCGAAATGTTCTCCAGCGTGGCCCTTCGAGCGGCGGCACTTCATGCGGTGCGTCGTAGGCCCCCACCATTCCCAACAGTATTCAGGATCGCGAGTTTCACCAGTCAGTTCGTGGGTTGCCATTGTCTGCCAAACCCCACGCCGACATGAGGGGCAAACGGCGTTGACGCTGGTGTCGGTCAGCCAGCCGCCACAACCTTGCGGGCAGGGATATGGGGTCACTCGGCGCCTCCTTCATATGCGATTGTATAGCCCTCGACGTACCCTTCCTTCCTTGCTATCTCCTGCAATTCGAGGATGCGAACTCGCAAAGCATTGAGCGGATCTCGGCAAAGCTCACAGTTGTCCGGTGATAGCTTGTCGGCTGGGCCGTGGGTGAGGCCCGCATTGAGCACATCGCGGATTGCGCTCTCGGTCCATTCGTCCAGTCGCTTCAGTCGGGTATCAGCGAACGGCTTCATGGCGAGCCTCCCCTAGATTGACCTCTACGTCATTTGACGTATGTCCCTTGAACCCACGATTCGATAACATAAATTCACTGGAAAGAGTACCCTGCTACAGTAGGGCATTGCCGGGAGGTGTCAATAGCGAACTTTGGCACTACCCTACAGACGAGTCGTGGGCCGAAAGGTCACGGGAGGATACAGATGAGTCCCAAACGCAAGAAGGCTATTATGATTCGCCGCCACATCGCGGCACCCGAATGGTTGTGGCATCGCGTCGAAGCTGTGGCGAAAGCCGATGGTCGGAGTGTGACCGAGCTCGTTCGGCGGTTGCTCATTAACCATCTAAGAAGAGAGGAGGGGCGGACGCTCTTACCTACCGAGGCCGCGCCGTTGCCGCACGTCAGCAAGGTCGGTGCGTATCGGCGCGCTAGTGAATCGGAGGAGTAGTTTTCGGCCAGCTGATACGCCGCTCTTCGGCTGCCGCGACGAGACTGGCCCACTGTTCGTCGGTGATCGCATCGTCGCCACCTTTCACGCCCTTGACTGTACCTTTGATGTCAGCTCTGAGCCAATCGTTGAGACTGCGTAGTGTTTTCATTGTCGACAATGCGAACCGATAGGAAAACCGTAAATGTCTGTTTCCTATCGGTCGATGTCGATTTCGTGTCAGCCCCGGCAAGCATCGTTGCCCGTCACATCGTGCCATTCGATACGCGAGCAGTCGAGTTGGCTGAGCGCAATCCGTTCGGCCTCGGTACGCGCTCGCGGGTCGGCGTACTCGGCGGCCGTTAGAACGGTTTCGGCCATTGCTGTACCCTGATTGCTAACGCAAGCGTAAATGCGCTGATTCTTCCTTATCATTTCCAACTCCCCGCCCGTAGGCGCATTATGATTTCGTGTTCGGTTATCTTCTTGTCGAAATTGGCGATCCGTTCCCACTCGGCGCACTTGCGCGCGTCGTCCTTGTGGATCCGGTAGCCCTGGCCGAAGGAACTACGGAGCTTCGCGGCCAGTCGTGCGGCTAGTCCCTGATTGCCGCTCCATGTCGGTGCGTCGAGGTCGGCGGGTTTCATGGTGCACCGTCGCAAACAGGACAATCGGGAACGCACCAGCCGACGGTAGGCGGTGGGTCGGGCTTCGGTGTACCGTCCATGATCCACGCGGCCACGGCCTTAGG